GCCACCCCTGCCTTCGCTGACGCGGTGGCGACCTTCCAAGCGGCACGCGGCCTGACGGCTGACGGCAAGTTGGGGCCTGCAACGCTGGCGGCGATGGGGTACGGGCGACCGGCTGCAGCTGCAGTCACGGGCGTCGTGACCGTCGACGCGCTGATCGCCACTGCCGAGCACGAAGCCGACCTGCAGGTGCGCGAGGAAGGCGGCATGAATCGCGGCGCGAAGGTAGAGGCCTACCAGCGGGCAGGCGGCCTAGGGCCCGGCGACCCGTGGTGCGCCGCCTTCGTCGCGTGGTGCATCATGAAGTCGCGCCAACTCGACAAGCCCCCGACGTGGTGCAGCGGGTCGGCGATCACCACCTGGCACAAGGGGTCGAAGCGGGCGGGCGACGCCAGCACGACGCCGAACGCCCCCGACTACAAGTCGAAGGTGCAGCCGGGGTGGGTCTGGGTGCGCGCGAAGGATCCGAAGGGCGCGGCTGACGCGGCGCGCGGGCTGTGGGTGCAGGGTCACTGCGGCGTCGTGGTCGCCGTTGACGCTGTCGGCTTCTACACGGTAGAGGGCAACACGAACGCGGCAGGGTCGCGCGATGGCGACGGCGTGTACCGCAAGCTGCATCGTTGGTCTGAAACGGCGCAGATAGCCCGAACGGTCGGGTGGTTCGATTCGACACACATCTAGCAGGGGTTCGACGTGGTGAAGTTCACGCATTCAAAGGGCAAGATCAACGCAGGCCTGACGTTCGGGGCGATCCTTGGCGCAGCGATCCCGATCATCGCCACGGCTGCCACTGGCGGCTTGGCGGCGGTGCCGGTCGCGATGTGGCTTGCGCTTGGCGGCGTCGTGTCGGGCATCTTCGCGGGCAACGTCGAACTGAAGTCAGCGGTGGAGCGGGCGCTTGACGCTGACGCAGCGAAGGTCAGCCGTGGCGAGTAGCAACCCGCCGACAGGTTCGGTCGAAGCGCTTGTCACCCGAACGTCGGTCAGCCTGCCGACCTTGTGGAAGGTGGTCTGGTCGATCACGTCGGTGCTTGCCGGTCTGATCTTGGCGCTGCTGACGGTGCTCTACAACGGCGCGAAGGCGGAGTGGGTCGCGATGCGGGCCGACGTGCGGCAGCTGCAGCAGACGGTCGCCGCGCAGCCGACGGGCGAGCAGTTCCGCGAACTGACGCACCGGGTCGAGTTGATCGAACGGCAGGTCAACAGCTGGCAGCCGTAGGCTTGACGACCTGCTAGCGGGTGGTGTAGTCCGCAAGCGGTCGCCGCGTTGCGTTCCCCCTACTACTTAGGAGGGTGAAGGTTACGCTCACTTGTGACGCGGCGACCTTCCGCCTTCATGATCGCCTTCAGTCGGCGCTCTTCGGCTTCGATGGCTTCGGCTCTGATCGCCTCTTCGCGCAGCATCTTTGCCGTCGGAATGGTGGGGTCACGGTGCGGGTTGGGTATCGGGCGCGCCGCGAACCTGGCAGCCCCTTCCTGCGGCTGCTGCGCGTCTGCCTTCTGCTGCGCCTTGCGTTCGCGTTCGCGGCGGTTCTTCTGCTCTTTCTTCGCGGCTGCCTTGACGGGGTCGGCGTTCAGTCGAGCGGCGTACTTCGCCTGCGCCTTGCGGGTCACTTCTGCCCGTCGGGCTGCACGCGCTTCGTCGGTCAGGTAGGCGGCTGCAGCTGCAGCGTCGGCGGCTGCTTTCTCTGCTGCGAGCGCCGTAATGCGGGCAAGGGCGAGCTCCCGCTCGACTTCAGCGGGCGACTTGCCCTGCGCCTGCGCGACCTCTTCGATGGTGTCGCGGTGCGCCTTGCGGGCCTGCAGGGCGTCAAGCCCCCACGGGTTCGTTGCGCGCTTGATCGTGACGTCGAGCACGGTCGGCGTGGCGTAGTTCCGGTGGCGGTCACCCTTGTGTCGGGGCGCCGTGTCGATGGTCGCCAGCACGTTCTCGGCTGTCGACTGCTGCGACCGGTGCCGCTTGGCGGCTTGATACTGCGACCGGTTCTTCAGCAGGTGCTTCGCCTGCTGCCGTTCGCGGGTGGTGTGGTTGTGGTCGACCTTCGCCAGTTCGACGGCGGCTTCCCATTCGGTCAGGACGGGGATCGGCACGGTGGCGAACTGCGGCGACAGCCACCACCCCCGTTCTGCGACTAGGCGACGCATCGCGATTGCTTCGGCGCGCATGTACTGCGGGCCTTCGTCGTTTGACCTTCTGCTGCTGGCGAGTGTCGGGGCGTTCTGTGCCATGTTCGATCCTGTCGGTTGGGGAGGGGGGTTAGAAGAGGGCGAGTTGTGCGCCTGGCGCTTCGGCTGCGGCGGCTTCAGCGTCGACGTAGTCAACGGCGAACTGACAGCGGGCTTCGGCGATGGCGACGTGGGCGGGGTCAAGGTCGATGCCGACGAAGCGGAACCCCTCTAGGAGCGCGCCCTTGCCGGTGCTGCCGCTTCCCATGAAGGGGTCTAGCAGCAGCCCGTCGGGCGGGGTGACAAGGCGGGCAAGGTACCGCATCAGGTCGGTCGGCTTGACGGTCGGGTGGAAGTTGCGGACGGTGTCGGCGGTGCGGCCTGCGCCTGCACGTGGCGACTGCAGGCCTGCGGTGTCGTCGTCGCGCTCGACGGCTTCGGCGCCGGTGCGTGCGGGCAGGTGGTCGCAGCCCTCATCGCGGTCGGTGCGGCTTGCCTTCGCGCAGTAGAAGAATCGGGCCGCGCTGCCGCTTCCCGCATCTGGCAATTCCGCGCTGTCGGTTTGACTTGCGTTCATGCCCCAATCGCCGTTGCGATTACCTGAATTGCGTTTCAGCGTGCGTGAGGGGCCGCTGCCGTTACTGTCAGGGAATCCGGCGAGCACCTCGGCGCTGCCGTCGTGCATGACGTTGGCGGGCCAGCGGCCAGCGTTGCCACGGCTGACGGCTTGGAAGCCCCACCCCTGACCGCGCGTGTCAAGCGCCTGCGGGGTGCGAGTCACGGCAAGGTCTTCGTCGTGCGGCACCCTGCAGCCGTCGATGTTCAACGCGCCCGTGCCGTATCGCAGCACGTTGTCGGCGACCGTGCCCGACAGCGGCTTGCGCGCCACGATCACGGGTTCCCACGCGGGCTTCAGCGCCGTGCCCCACCCCGACCAGTCGGTCAGGCCTCCGCAGACTTGGCAGACTTCAGGCGACGCCATTCCTCGCGCTTGTGTTCGCCGTTGTTCGGGAACAGTTCCAAGTTGCACAGCCGGTTGTCGTGCGGGTCGTGATTGCGATGATGCACCACTTCCGTCCGCGTCAGGCAACGCCCGATCGACGCTGCCATAATCAGGCGATGTTCCATGATGTAGCCATCCTTCCGCGCCATCGGCAGGAACTCGGTCGGGCATCGAACGTACTTGATCGGCTTGTAGTTGCCCTTCTTCCGCCAGTACGTCACGCCCCCCTTCCAAGCGGGGTTGTTCGGGCCGCGCATCTTGTCGGTTGATCGGCGCGGGCCTTTGCTCGGATTGGCTCTGTTGCGACACGCTCGGCTGCAGTACTTGCCCTCGCCCTTCGCCAGCACGAAGGGTCGGCGATACATCGGGGTCGCGCATAGCACGCACTGCACGTTCGGCTTTCGGTTGGGTTTGTTTTGCATGGTCGTATGGTAGCGCACCCCTGCTGCACTTGCAACCAAAATTGTGACTCTTCGGGAACCCTGTCGAGTACAGCCAACACACCACGTCGCGGATCTCCCACCCCGCGTCTTCGATGGCGACCGTCAGCCGGTGAAACGTCCGCGACCCGCCGAACGCCAGCAGGTGCGCCCCCGGCTTCGCAACACGCAGCGCCTCACGCCAGAACTCTTCGCCTGGCACGCCACGATCCCACCCCTTGCCCATGAACGACAGCCCGTACGGCGGGTCGCTGACGATGCTGTCGAAGTGGTCGGCAGGGTAGTCGCGCATCACGTCGCGGCAGTCGCCAGCGTGCAGCGTGTAGCGGTCAGTCACGGGCGCCCCCTGACGTGAACAACAGCCACGCAAGGTAGACGAAGAAGGCGATCACGAAGAGGCCTAGGGCGATGTCAGGCTGCGGCTCGGCAGCGGCTAGCAGATAGAGGGTCACGGCGGATCCTTCGGTGGAGAGTAGCAAAGGGCGAACCCGCAGATCAGACCGATCGCGAACCCGAAGAGGGCGGCGGTCAGTTCGGTCGGCAGGGGGTTAGACATCGCGAACTGCTCGGCATGGTGGCGAACGCCGGGGGCGTCTGCTACGATGACGGCTGCGCGGGCAGCTGGGGAGTTGAAGCAGGCAAGCGCCTGCTCCCGTCGGCGAGGGTTCCCATCCTGGCCTTCGTCGACGGGCCGCGCAGCGGTCACGGCTGCACCCCGCGCACCTTCGCCGACCACGGGCCGTGTAGGCGCCCCCATT